GCGCACGGCCAAGCCCGCTCCCAGAATCGGGGGGCTCGCTTCCGTGCACATCTTCTCGCCCTTGACCGTGCCCGCGTAGCGCGTGCGGTACAGGTAGGTCGGGCTCCCGCAGCGGTCGAAAAACTCGTAGACGAACTGTTCGGCTTTGAGCACGGGCCGCTCTGAGGCGTGCGTGATCTCTTGGTACGTGAGGCCCTGGTCCGTGCTCCGCTCGACCACGAGCCGTTCCATGCCGGCAGCGATGGCGATGGCCACGTTCGGGTCATTGGTCGTGACGCGAATGACGTTGCCCGACGCGCGTGTATCAATGCCGCTGTTCTCTGCCGGGTCTAGTGGATTTACCTGAGCCATGCGTCCCCCTCACTCATTCTGGCGCTTCGCTCTTCAAAAGTGCAGCACCACTTTCCAGGTCGTCCCACATTTGAAAATACTCAGCGAGGATCAACGGGATCAGATCCTTCACGAAGAGCTTTTTCTTGTCCGCTTCGGCGGCAAGCCGCATCTCAATATCCTCCGGTACGTCGACCACGTGCTGCATCACTTTTTCCTTCGGATGTAGAGGCGCTTCTCGATGGTGATCAACCGTTCCCCGTGCTCTTTGTCCGTGTTCTGCATGCTATCGAGCGTGTCTTGGTTCACCCCGTGTGGCTGCTTCGCGTGCGCTTCAATCGACTGCTTCACCCCGGCTTGCTCTAGCTTCCTACTGTCTACGTCAACGCACGCGCGCTGCCACGAGCCGAGCAATGTGATCAGAAGCATCCCGGCGAGCACTTGAAAAACCCGAACCTGAGTTTCGAGCTTTTCAAGTTTGCGGAGCCGAGCATCGTGCTCTTCCAGCTCCCGGCCCATATCGACCTTGCGATAGGGGCGTATGCTCGCCTTCGGCTCAATCACTCACTCCCAGCGTCGATCAACGCCCAGATTGCAGCTTCTACCGCGGCCCATGGAGCACCTAGCCCCGCGTCTTCTTTGTATACGTGGCGGTCCCGCGTGACACGCCGGAAGTCGCCATCCGCGTCCAGGTAGCCGTTCTCTACGTCCACGGTCGCCAAGCAAGATCCTTCCGCTTTTGGCGTGATCACCACGCGCGAAATGCGCTGTTGATCCAACGTAACCTCGACCTCAGTAGGCTCCGGCACTTCGGCCACCACCGGCTTAGCCCGCTCTTGGAGCTTGCGCGTTTCCACTTTCCCTGTTTTTTGGCGTGGCATTATCGCTTGTCCCTTGAAACCTTGGTTACCTGGACCACGGGAGTGCCCCCGGACCCAAAGCATGAGAGCCCGTCGTCGCGCTCCCCGCGCACCATGAGCGTGAAGATCGCGTAGTTGAGATGCGCACTGTCTGTGTGCACCACGAATTGCGTGGAAGGGGCCGCAGCCGCCGCCTGCACATCGCCGAACGGACCTTGGCGAAGCCACAAGTCTCCGCCGCCGTACGCGGGCACACGGATCTCATAGCGTCCCGGCGTCAATGGTTCGGGCAGCTCGACCGAACCACCCGATGGCGCCGTGACCCGTACCGTGTCCCCCAAGTGCTCTGCGTAGAAGTACCGCAGATCATCAGCATGAGCGGCCATTATTCCCCCTCATCCTCGAAGATCGCGGCTTCCACCGCGGCCTTGATATCGTCTTTGCGCATGTGCGCGTCTACATCGTCGACCCCGTACTCCGCCGCGGTCGCCAAAAGCTCCGCTTTGGTCATGGCATCGAGATCGGGGCCTTCGGCCTCATCGTCGGCGCCATCGTCCCCCTCATCGCCACCATCGGCCGCTTCGGGCTCAGGGGCGGGCTCAGGGGCCGGCTCTGGTTCAACGGCCGCTGGTTCAGGCTCCGGTTCCGGCGCCGGCTCAGGGGCCGCTGGGGCCACGGAACGACCCGACTTGGGCTTAGTCCAGCCCGGAGTAGTCAGAAGGAACTCCGCGTCTTTGCCCGGTACATCGAACACGCCATCGGCATCCCCTGTCACAGTCCCCGTACCGTACTTGAGGCCCAGCTCCATGCCGGCCAGACTTGGATTCTTGATCTTCATTGTCCTTTTTCCCTCCGAAAAGTAGAAAGGGCGAGCGAACTAATGCCCGCTCGCCCCGTTCTACCAGCTTTCGCTATGGGCTTCCTCCCTTAGAGGCTGCCCGCTTCGCGACCGATGTTCTTGACCACGATGTTCTTGGCGGGCGTGTACAACTTTATCGCACCATAGACTACCTGAGCCCACCTGATGCTCGTGTCGATGGTTGCGAGGGGAATCCGGGTCATTGGCAAGAGCTGAGCCCATGACATTGACCGCTGATTCTGCTGCAAAACGAAGCCCTTGGTGGTCCCCGGAATGTCGCCGTTGCTGTCCGTAATGACCTGCGTTGCGCCAGTGCGCGCGACGCGTGTCATGAGCTGAGCGGTGCCCGCTGCGCCGCCGACCGTGGAACGGTACAGCTCGTAGAAGGTCGTGCCCTGCCCACCGTCTGCCACCGTGAAGGTGACGTTCTCGCCCGCAGCTACCGTGACCCCGGCCGTGGTGACCGGAGTGCTGACGCCGTAGCGGTTGCCCGCCATGACTTGGTAGATGTACACGCCCGCGTCAGCCAGGATGAACTGGCTGCCCGTGCCGGCCGCTGCCGGTGCCACGGTGATCGTGGGAGTGAGCGGTCGCTTCGAAGCGTCGCCCAAGCCGTTTGCAAGCGGCGTCTGGGAGTCTTCAAAGAACACGTGGTCGTGCAAGTTGATCTTGCCGTGCTGGCCCTGGAAGGCCGTGACGGAAGCGCCGAGCACACCGGGTGCCGGTGCAATGGCGAATCGTTGCCGCTCGTAGACCTGCTTCGCGAGATCCGAGAATGCCCCGGCGCTAAAGTAGGCATCGGTCGCCATCCCGTAGTTTTCGCGAATCTGCAACAGCATGTCGTTCATCGCGTTTTCAGTGAGCGCAGCGCCACGAAGGTCGACCACGTTATCCGGCGCCGCATCCGAGATCAGCTTTTCGAGACCGTCGAGCTGTTCGGGGATGAGCGAGGAGTTGCCGAAGAACAGGGAGTTTTCCAGATTCTTCAACAAATCCATGGTCTTGTTCATGGTTTCGAGCGCGATCACGTTGCCGTGCGCGGCTCGAATGGTGTTGGCTACGTGCGTGACGCGGCCGACAACGCCCAAGAATTTCGTGAGAACCGTCACGCGTTCGTACGTGCTGTCCTCTTCCTCGGGAAGAGCGCCTTCACTCATCCAACCCATGTTGAAGCGACGGCTGCCTGAGCGGCTGTAGCTTACAAGTCGGTTGAACTCCTCCACTGTGTTCTGTGCACTCACCTTGGAAATGCTACGAAACAGCTTGATTTCTGACATTTCGAACGTCAGATTTTTGAGTTGTGATTCGAGACTTTCCGTCCTCAACGGAAAACCGACACCGGGCGCAACGCCTGGGTCGTTCACGTCACTGCCGGCCGTAAGGGCCTTGCGCAGCTCAGCTAGCTCGTCGGGCGACGATGTGCCCCAACCGCCGTAATCGCGGTAGTCACGCGCCGAAACAAATGATCCTACACTCATCTTGTTTTTCCTTTGTTCTTTCTAGGCGCGTTTAGGCGTACTGCCGAGCCGCGTCCGCCTCATTTGGATGGGTCTGGAGGAAGTTGTGAACGGCGCCGACTGTCTTCTGGTCGATGACGTTGCCCCCCTCGAACAGCCCGACCAATTCGGACGTTCGGTGGCCATTGATCTCGTGCATGCCTTTTTCAAGGTTCATGTACGTGAGGGTCGAAAGGATCTCGCTCTTGCGAAGCTCCTTACCACCCTGGCCAAGCTCACCGGGCAGTGCCTTGTGAAGCGGCTGCGCCCCGGAAAGCTGGGTAGCTCCCTTTGGTGCGGCCGGTGTGCGCTCCACGATGTTCAGGCGCTCTCCGAGAACCTGAATGACGTTGCTCTGGCTCTTGAGCAATCCACCGATCTGGTGAAGTGCCGCGGCGAGCTTCTGGTTCACATGAGACTGCTGGCCTTCGAAGGCTCCCGCGCTCTTGCGAATCGCATCGAGCTGATCTGCCGTGCGGGCAGTCAGCGCCTCTAGGAACGGCGACACATCGATGGTGTCGGAGAGATCAGGATCTTCCCGGTACACATCCATGCTCTTCTGGAAAGCGTGCGCCTCAGACTTGTCGAAGGGATTTTCCTTCTTGTCCTTGTCGTCACCCTCTTCGTCGCCCTCTTCCTCTTCCTCTTCCTCATCGTCGCTCATGAAAGCGGCGAAAGCGTTGATCGTTCCGGCAGGAATGCCCGCGGCGCTCATCTTGGCGATCATGAGATCGTCAAGCCCGCCTACGTCACCACCACCGGCCGTTGCGCCTGAGCTTGCACCACGCTCGTCCACACGGCCGCCGGTCTCCACCGATGTGCCGCCGTACGCTTTGGTCAAGCTCGTGGCGTCCGCAGCCTTTAGAAGCTCATCGAGAGCGTTCCCAAGACCGTCGTCAGTCACTTGCGGCTCCGCTGGAGCCTGGTTCTCATCCGGCATGTTCACTATCCTCCGTTTCGGCGTGCCACTTCATCGCGTACGCCACGATTTTCTCTGCTAGCGCGCCGTCCAGGTTTGGCCGGATTGCGCGGAGTTTTTCGATCGCCTCAGTCGCTTTGTAGAGGCGCTTTTTCTTTTTCTTTTTCTTGCCGCCTTCGAGCGATTCATCGCGAAGCGGGAAGCCTTCACCGGGTGCAGTGCCGGGGTCGCTCACGGCGTTGCCGGCGCTCAGCGACTTGGCGAGCACATCGAGCCCGGTGTTCGTGTTCACGGGGCAGCGCGTGATCGCGACCTCGCGCACGGTCGCCTTGCGCACGACCTTGGGGTTCACGGAGTCGCGCTCTTCGATCTGCCCTTCGACGCTAAACCCGAGTCGGCGGTCGCTCTTTTGAAGCGCCTGCGCGATGTTCCAAAGGTTGTCAGAGCGTTGGTGGCCTTTGAGCAGGTAGCCTTCGACGTACCAACCTTGCTCCCCATCGGGCAGCTCCCGAAGCTCGCAAAGGTCGGGATACCCGACTAGGGCCTCAGTGCTGTGATCGTGGTTGTCATTGAACCAGCCACCCTTCAAAAACGGGCTGAAATCGAGCCCCTTCTGGATCAGGCGCTCGCCTTGGCGGTCGACTTCGCCAGTCGACACGATGCCCCCGATGCGGCGCTCTTTGGAGGGATCGACTCCCGCCTTTTCAAAGCACTCAACTTGAACATCGAACTTGAATGGTGTTGCCGTCAATGTCGCCCCCCGAACGCAAAAAAGGCGGCCAACCGTCGATGGTTGAACCGCCTCTAATGGCCACGCCCCCGCGTGACCTAGGCCCTGGTGATGATCTGACAGTATCCCCTAGGGCGTGTCAACTCTTGGGGACGGTGAAAACGGCCTTTCGCAGCTCGATCTTCGCCCTAGCGAGGATAACCGCGCGCTTGCACGAGCCGCAGTTGATCTCCACGTCGCCGCTCTTGTGCAAAACCACGATCGACGTTTTCGCTTTGTAGCGTGCGCCGGAACTACTCTTGCGGAATATGGGACGATCACAGTGCGGGCAGTGCAAGTGCTTGTCGCCGTTCATTATCCCTTGTTCAGTCATGCCCAGATTTTTCGATACGCTTTGTGCACGAATGCGAACTGCCGTGGCCAGCGAAGCATAAGCCGCTGGCGATGGTACAGATAGAGCATCGTGACTTCGGCGGCATTCTCGATGGGCTCGCGTAGCGCGTAGTCGCTCACGTAGCCCTCATCCTTGCTGATCGTGTCGAGCGACGCATGCCATGCCTTGACCGCTGCGATGCTGCCGAGTTGCCGGATGAGGTAGACGTTTAGCGAGTGTCCGATCTCATGCGGGAGCACGCGCGCGATGCGCTCCGCGGGAAGCGTTTGCGAGATACGGATCTCGTTGCCGCTCCAATACGCGTAGTCGTGTTCATCGAGCGGGTTCTGCACCCGCGGGATATCCGTAGTAACAAACGTGATACCCACGTCTTTGTCAAAGATTTCGGGGGGTGTCTTGTCGATCACCTTCTGGATCTCATCCATCATGGTGGGGTCGCCGACACGCACGCTGATCCCCTTTTCGGGCCGGCTATCCCCGTAGCTCAGCACGGGCGCATCGGGTGTCGGCTTCGGGAGCGCCTTGCGCAGATCCCAATTCAGCCAGTCGCTTCGCAGCAATGACTCCGGCACCATCTCGCCCGCTTCGTCGAAAGCCCAGCCTTCGGGCACGTGGATGATATCGCAGCCACACCACGGATGGACGGGGCCGACCGTGGCCTTCCAATCGCGTGCCTTGCGGCCGACGTTGCTCCCGTTCTCGACCAGCTCACTCATCTTGAAGATCCGCAGTTGGCCCGTGGGCAGCTTGTGCAGCCTCATGCAATGCGGGCACGCGTCCGGGTTTGGCATCTTGGCGACCCGGATATCTTCGGGATCGCCGTAGCGTGAGGCGAGCCCCTGGACGATGCCCTCTTGCATGGCCTTCTGCTTCTCAGTGGCCGCGATGCGCTTGAAGTCGCGAGACCAATCC